AGACAAAGTACCTGAACTAGGAGTTCCAAGAGCACCACCCGGAGCAACATAGTCAGTTCCAGCAGTAGCATTAGCCAATGCTCCACCAGAGTTAGCCTTAAGAATCGATGTTCCAGACGGAGGTGCTAGATAGTCAGTACCAGCAGTTGCTGTAGTCGCAACACCAGACGTTGCTTTAACGATACCGCTGATAGTTGCTCTTTTAAGTAGTTTACCTGTGGTACTACTCCAAAGGGCTATCTCGCCATCAACGCTAGACGTAATACCTTCAATCTTGTCTGTATTAAGATTCGTGAAGTTACCGTCAACCTCAGCAAAACTAAGGGCTGATCCCTTACCAGAACGGGTAGTAATCGTTGTCATTTCTTACCCCTTAAGCCAAGGTAACAGTCAGATTTCCCGACGAAATACGGAAAATATCGCCAGTATCAATAACCTTAGACGCATCCAAAGCTGTGTGATACAGCAAATTACCTGACGTTACAGCATCACGAATACCAACATAAGCAACCGTTCCCCATGACCCGGTAGCAGTCGGGAACTCAATCGCGCCACTATTACTTGTTACACCATTAGACGGCGACGAGAACGTAATAGCCTGACGAGCATACGAGCCACCAGAAACCTCAGTACCTGTATCAGCATCCGTAGGGTCAGACGTATATAGCGCCAGATAAGTAGTCGTTGGACTTGTATAACTCGTATTACGCAGAGTCGCGTTAATCAGAGCGTTCTCAAGATAATTTGACATCTCTGCCATGATTTCACCTCGTATAAGACATAGACATAGACTGACCGCCATATTCGCTAGACTGGTCAGAAACAGATATTGCATTTATGGCACGATCATACAAAGCAGCCCATGTCTGGAGCCTTGCATCATTCATCAGATACGGTTCTGCCTCACCTAAAGCTGCATAGAGCAAAGCATCAGGATAATTAGCCAAGAATACGTTTGATGAAACAGAATCGCTCAAAGCCGCAGGTTTAGCGTAGTACAGCATTTGAAGCGTATAAGATGTATCAGGAATAGGAGCCAATTGAAGATCAGACCCTAATACCGTGTAGTCCACTGGCTTACCTTGATCCGTAGTCCTAGCACTAGCATAAAACGCACTAGGAGATAGATAAGTCAAAGCAGTCGCTGGAGTCGTGTTTATGTGAATATCACGCATCTCCAGAAAGTCAGGAGGCAAGCCTACAGTGCTAGTGCCACTTGCCGTAGGAGCAGTAGCCACAACCAACATCTGACGAGTCCTGAGATCCCTCTGTAAGCGAATCTCAGCCAGTCTAATGAAGTCAGGAATCTGGGTAGTCAAATCACTACGAGCTAGATAGTTTGCTATCGTAGTCTTTAAATCGGAGTAAGATGAAAACATTTCAAATCCTCTAATGTTGCATATCGCCAGTACATCTTATTTGCTTTCGCCCTACTTCCATTACATGCTCTATGAATTGCCGATTTATAAATTTTATAATACTTACCAGCATCTTCAGCAGATCTAAATAATTTATTTTCAGTTATACAAAACACATACTTTGTTCTATTTTCTGAAGTTTTTCTTATTGACTCTGGATTTTTCTTTTTACCTTTTAAAGAATTAGAGATATTTTTTCTCCATTCTTCAGTTCTTTCAATATTTTTAAATCTTTGAGTTAATTTTTCAATTTGATCTTGAGAAAGTTTTTTTCCTTTTTGAGCATCAGACATTTTCTTTTTTTGCTCATCGGTAAATTTATACCCAGAAACTCCTTCTCCACCATCTGTTAAATTACATATATTAACTTTTAGCAATCTTAATTGGTTAATTCTTTCTTTTTCAACAAGTAAAGCCAATTCTTCATCTATATTTTCAGCAATAAATCTAACTTCAAATCCACCGCATTTGTTTACAATATTATTCCAATATTTATTTCTATTGCTTTTTCTATAAGCCCTATTGCTTTTGCCTTTTCCTACATAAAACGGAAGTAATGTGTCATTACGTATGTGCTCATATACATAAAATGCCATGACTATTTCCTGTTGTTATGATCCTCGATGGCTGTCGGTAATACATCATCCCATCGATATTCATAAGTTCCGATATGCCCAATGTGCTTAGACAACCCATGATCGACGTATGTCTGGAATCCGTGATCTAGTGCCTTTAAACAAAAGTGCACATCCTCACCGATAATTCCCTTACTGCCCCAACCTACGTCAAACCAAGGATTCGGCATACCCTCAAAAACCTCTTTGCTGATTAAAGCAGCACCGAAACCCACAGCCGTTACAGGCTCAACATAATCCTTGTCGCGAGAATCAATCTTCACCCACTTGTGCGAAGTAATCTTCCCATCGTCATCCTTATTTAGCTCTAAATTCAGAGCCGTACTTAAGGTAGGTTTACGTCGAGTAACAGCATTTACACCTACTATCGGAACCTCACGACTTAGCAATATGCTAATCATGTCAGGAGGAAACCGCATATCTGAATCTATAAACAGCACATGCGTACAGCCTTCTGCTAGTGCTGCCTTCACAAGACCTTCGCGCTGGTCAAATATCAGCGTTCCAGCCATTGTGTATAACTTTAGCCCATTGTTTTCATCCTTGCAACGATGTTTGACATCATGTCCAACCATCCGAGCAAAGTCAAAAGCAAACCCTGTGTGAACCTCATCCCTACATGGGACGCATACGCCAACAACAGCCATTAGAGAGTTCCTCGATAAGTTTTCCAGACCTGACCTTCAGCCCCGTTCATCCACTTTGCGAATTCAACATCATCAACTATCGCAAATCCTCTCATTATGCCCTTTTTGTTCATCTCATCAATGACCGTAAAAGGAATCATGCCTACATGATGAAAGTCTTTCAGATGCCCAGTTCTAGCCTTGTCTGCGTCCCTTATCTCGTTTACTGCCTCAAGAATGTCGGTTACGTCCTGTTTAGTCTCGATGATAATCCCGCCATCACCGTCTTCATGTACCACCTGTTGCCGAAAGTTCACTAAGGAGTCCTTTCAAAAAACCCCCAGAGCCGAAGCCCTAGGGGAAATCACTCGCGTGAAGGATTACAGAGACATGTTCAGGTCAGCAACGATGCCATGAGCCGCTTCGTTCAGCATCACCAGCTTTTGCCAGTTCGTTAGTCTGGAACGGACGCAGGTAAGCAACTGCTGCATACTCAGGATCCAGAACCAGAGCGTCACGGGTACGCATAAAGCGGTTCGGAACAACCGAGATATTGCCGAAGTCAGACACATAGATGTCAGCAGCACCGATAATCGTCGAAGGCTTAGCACCAGTGACGTTAAAGCGAGTTGCGCCGATACCAGCAAACGACGAAACCTTCTGCTTACCAGCAGCGCCAACCATCAGCACCGAAGGATTGCCACCCGAAGTAAACACCTCAGCAACAACGTCTTTCAGCAGTTGCTCAGTGAAAGTACGGGTATTGCCATCGGTACGGGTCGAAACACCGATAGTCGTAGGATCTGCACCGTTGGTCTGAGCCGACGAGTTGGTCTTGATCCACGACAGCAGCGAACCCATCTTACGAGCCGAGCTATTCGAGGAACCAGCGTCACGACCTTGGTTTGACAGCAGGATGGTTTCCAGATCGCGCTTCAGTTCTTGCGAAGCCTTAGCCAGCTGATAAGCCTTTTCCGACTTACGGCCAGCTTTGTTCACGGTGTCCAGAGTACCGGAAACCTTGATGGTCTTTTGCAGGATCTGAGTGTAGTTGCCCAGACGAGTCGTTGGCGACAGAGTTGCGTCAGAAGCGTCAGCACCTTCAACAGCAGCGTTGTTAGTGGTAGCAGCAGCCAGCGAGTCAGTCTGCCACTCGTGGTAAACAGCCGTAGCCTTGGTCTTGCCGATAGATGACATGAAAGGGGTTTCGGTCGGGGAGATGTTATAGATAACATCAACCAGATCTTCGCGCTGACCAATAGCGTCGTGTGCGTTATAAATTGCCATGATTCACTCCTAAATAAATCGTTCAAATACACTTGCGGCATCTGCAATCCGTCCAGACTGCTTAGCTCGCGCTTTAAGTTTCTTCACTTCCTCAGCGTTACTATCCCTAGGCTGCGATACGCCGGGCTTAATCACTTTAGGAGCCTGAGCTACCTTCTTAGTAACCTCTGGCTTACTAGCGACCAGCTTGTCATACTGCATAGCCTTGTAAAGCGTCAGAACTGCTCTGGAATCATAGACTCCAGCTAACTCTTGATCCGAAAACCCTAGACTCTTGCCAAACTCACGGATACTTTTCCGCAAGCTTTCACCCTTAGCCGGGTCTGCAAACTCTGGAACTGCTGCCACTAACTTCTGGCTTTCTTCAGCTACATACTTCTGAAGGCTTTGTTGCCGTTCATGCTCTTGTTGCTGTGCGATTCTCTCGCGTTCAGCCCTAACAGCATTGAGTTGCTTATCCCTCTCGACCATCTCAGCT